AACGAAACGGAAAAGGTTATAGTAAAAGATACCGGAACGAAGGACGAATCATGAGCATGCATCTCATTCGAAATACGGTCACCTTACTATTGATCCTGACGCTGGCTAACCTCGCAGCGTCGTTTGCTGCGCTGCGCGCGGTGCGCGCGGTGCGTGATGACTCACAGGTTCATATGCAGCGCGTCGATGCCGCAATCGAGCGGTTGACCGTGGTGACATCAAGTCTTTGCGAGCAGCACGTCGACGCGTGCTCTCGAGTTCAGATAGTCGTGCCGGTTTCAGGACAGAAATAGAATAGCTTCTCGCGCCCGTCGAATGACGAGCCCCGACATGATCGCGCCGGACCCGCGCACCCACTTACCAAATTCGGCCGCCGCGTCTGCCATGCGTCCGCCATTGAGCAGTGCAAGCAGCGTAGACGATTTGAGCGAACCGAGCCCGACGTTGTAGGCGAAGCTCACAAGCGCTGCTTTCTGGTTGTCCGAAATCTTGACCTTCACCAGCGCATCGATCTGTGATCCTATCACTCCAAGACGCGTTTGCAGGTCTACAGCGGCTTGCGCCGCCGTCCACACTGTGCCCTGCACGATGCCGGGCCCGGTCGCACCGTAGCCGATCGTCCAAGGGGCGGCACCGGTCGCGGGGTCAGGATAGGCCGTCAGCCGGCACCCTTCGCACTGCGCGACGAGGTTCGTCGCTGTTGCAATCCAGCTCATTGTTTGTTCCAGAAGGGAAGTTGATACAGGCCGCCAAGCGCACCGAACGGACCCAGCGTGTCGTGGCGGTCCTCGCGCCGCGCCGGCTTGCGATTAGACTGCGCCGTCTCGAGCGCCTTGTCGCGCCCGCACTTCGGGCAGCCGTTTCCGTAAATGTGATGCGAAGCGCGCTGCATGAACCCGCCATGCTTCGCGCAGATGATGCGCAGGAAGAACTTCACACCTTCGAAGTCCTCTTTCGGCGGGTACGTGTAACGGTCGCCGTGCGCTTCGCGGGCGCGCCGCAGAAAATCCTCGTAAGTCGTTCTACGACGGCCCATGATGCGCTCCTTACATGCCAGACGTGTTAGCTGCCGACGTGCTCGCCGGTGCGCCGCTGATCACTGCTTCGGCAGCGGATACCAGCGCACCGACGATCGCGCCGGCGCCCGGCAGTGCCTTGTCTGCGGCTTCTTCAGCCATCGACACGCCCGTGCTGACCGCTTGCGCAGCGATCGGCGCGACGGTCGCGGCAACCTCGGCAGCGTCGACCTTACCGTCGGCGAGCACGGCCGTCGCGACCTGCGCGGCGTCCGAGGCGACGCCCTGAAACTTCGCCGGCAGATGCGCCTGTGCGAACTGAACGGCAGCAGCGGTCATAGCCTGCGTGAAGGTAGCCAACGCGGCGTCGGCGTAGTTCGGTGCGACGGTCGATGCCTGCGGTGCGCTTGCGGCGCCCGTAGCGGCCGCCTGCGCAGTTTGCACAAGCGTGTCAACATGGTCATCTTCGCTCACCGGGTGGCCGGCCTGCGACAGCGTGTTGGCGAGCTGTGCATGCAATGCGTTTGCTGTGGCGTGGAAGACTGCCAGTGCGTTTTGCTTCAGGGAATCGAGGAAAGACATGAATGCTCCAAGTGGGTGAAAGGCAATCGAAACTTACTAGAATTACAACGATTTGTCAATACCGATAGACAAACGTGACGACGTGCGCGGCGCGCAATAGCGCCGGATACGGATTCCATCGCTGCGGCAATTCGTAATAGCGGTAGGACAGTGTTAACGCCCCGTGCGTGATGCTCGCGCCGGCGACCCACGACAACTGCGGGACCGTCTTGTGTGACACGTCGATCCAATCGCCGGTCGGCGCGGCCTGTTCATGCCAGGTCTCCCAAAATATCCAAGGCCCAGCTTCGGCGCCAAAACGCCAGGCACCGTAGTTGTACCCTGCATCGAGTGTCGCAGCGATGCCCTGCACGTGCCCGGATCCTGCGAACGCCGATGTTGCGGCGTTCGGTTTGACTACCTGGTGTACATGTGGATTGTAGTCGTCGTCACTCACGCACTGGCAACTAGCGCGTTGCGAGCCGAAATATACGTAGTCGATGTGATAGCGCAGGTCGACTGCATCACTGCGCGCGAGTTCTCCGGTCGCACCGACCAGATATGCGGGCGAGTGCGCGTGCAGCGAGTTTTGCGCGGCACCTTGCTGATACCAGACGCCATCATTTAGTGTCTGGCCATAGGCCGCGCCGGAACCAGCTTCGAACTGAAACCACGAACCGGCGTGCGCATAGAGCGGGGCTATCAGGGCGATAGCGGCGATTAATCGTTTCATGTCGCACCTCATGTGCAAGAGTTTGTCAGACTTTACGACTCTTGTACCAAGATGTCAACGAATCCTTTCTCAGTTGTCGCGCCGCCACGCACGACCAGCAGCATGTCGATCTGTTCGTCGTCAAGCCAGACGCGTTGCTTGGTGAGAAAGTCGCAGAGCAGCTTTTCGCGGTTCGCTATGTCCCACTTGCGTTTGCCATAGCGCAGCGGCGGCGACAACAGCAGCGTGACGACGAGTCGCCCCGTGAAGGGCGGCGGCACGCGCCCGCGCGGCATGACATTAGCGGCTGCCGCTGTCCACTCCCGCGCCGCCGCCGACAACACGACGCGCCCTTGCACTGCGCGCCAGATGCGGTTCAGGGACGGCGGGAAAGGAAGTCTAAGCGTCAGACTTTGCACGCGCGGCCTTCATTTCGAGATACTTGCCGTACGCTTCACTTTTCGGTTGCGTCATACCGAGCCCTTTGCACCAGTGGTCGTTACGTAGCAGCACCTTGCACATACGCCGCCAGCTCGGCGCCCAGTGCTTGTCCTCCAGAATCTTCGGGGCTTCGTCAGGGATCACCGCGTAGCCGCGCGTGCGCCAACCCTTCATGAACGATCGGAAGCGCGACATGTAATGCTCGCGCGTTTGCTTGGGCATCGACTGGAGCAGCAGATTGCAGAACGATTGCCAAGTGTGGCCGTCCGGCTTGCTGATCTTGTTGTAGCCCGTGATATTGCCCGTTTCGTTGATGTACAGCGCGCCGCTGTTCGCGCCATTCACGCGGGCGATGAGCTTGAACCACGTTTCGGGCTCGAGAATGTGATAAAGCCACAGGCCGCGCCGCTGATCATCTCCATACGGTTGGCACAGGCGTTGCTGGTGGATGCTGACGCCGGCCTTATGCATCTGGTCATAGATCGGGTTGTGCGGCAGGTCGGGATACTTTGCGTGGAATCGCCAGATGTCTTCGGTTCGCCAATCGTAGATGGGATACACATTGTAGAGTTGCTCCTCGATTTTAGTGGTGTAGCGCTTGCCCTGAAACGTCTCTTTGCTAAAAACTGCGATCGTGCGAAACCGGTTCAGACTCTCGTCCGCGCGGATACCAACGAACCCCGCCGTGCGCGCGCCGTCGGCGTACCATAGACCCCACGCGACGATCAGTTCTTCGAACTCCATGCCCGGCACGAACCACGGATAATCCGCGACCGTCTTTGCACACTTCGGCATGTCACGCACCCAGATGTCTTTCTTGTCGGGGTCCCAGCACATCCAGCGGGGCTCGAAGTGCGTCACCGCGTTACGCAACAGTAGCGGCACGCAGATCCAGTGCAGGTCGATGTGGTCGGCGTAGAGCTTCGCCATTTCCTCGACATGCGCGATCGTTGCCTTGTATTGCGCTTCGAGGTCGATCACGAGCACGCCGACCTTACGGCCGCGTTTGATCGCTTCAGCCATAACGAGGTGCAGCATGACGCTGCTGTCCTTGCCGCCACTGAACGACACGTAGACTTTCTCGAAATGGTCGAAGGTGAAAGCGACGCGCTCGCGCGCCGCCGTGAGTACGTCCGTCTCGCTGTATTGCTTGAGGTTCATGTCAGTACAGGTTCGCTTCGGTGGTGGATTGGACCTGATCCAGCGTGAGTGCGGGGCGCCCGTTCGCTGCAAACCAGAAGTTCATCGCGCGGAGTGCGGCTTCGTCCGCCGCTTTTTGTTGCGCTTCTGATAACAGATTGTAACCGCCTCTGAACGTAGATGGAATCCCGTGATGCACGCAAAGTGCGGCCTGACCGAGCCACGCAATACGGTTCATACGGTCGTTCGTCAGGTAGTGTTCGCAGGACTTCGGCCAGGTCAGGACGACCTTCATGAGCGCGCTTTCGAACGTCGGAATGTCCGCGAGCAGCTCGCGGTACTTTTCTTCGCAGTCCTCGCGCGTCATGCCCGCCGGTGGCTTGTCCTCGTAGAACCCTGCCGGGTAGCATTCCCAATGTTCCCACGTGTGCAGAATGCGACCTTTCTCGGGCTCGACAGCTTCGCCGCCGTCCTCTTCGGCGAGCGGTACGAACTGGTCCTCAAAGTGCTCAACATCCCACGACTTGGAAAATTCCTGATCGGCGAACAGTTCGGACAAACCGCTGATCTGGCACAACCGCAGCACTTCATCTGGTTCCATGCCGAGGTTCTTGGCGATCTTGTTGTCGGTCCAGTTCCGGCGCTTGAGTTCGATCACGATGTCGCTCATCGCATCGACCTTGTGCTTGCCGCGCGCACGGTTGTGGCGGATCGTTGCCGCCATCCGATCAGCCTTGTCGTAACGCGTTTCCTTGATCATCACGAGCGGCAGATAGCCATGCACTCGCGATCGAATGTCTGGCGCCTCTTTGCCGACGCGATGGCGATGGAAGCCGTCAATCACCTCGTGCTGACCGTCGCCGTCAGGCATCCCGACGATCGGCTGTGTGTAGCCGTCCGCTTCGATCGAAACGCGAAGCAGCTCCATTTCCGGCGGCGCGACGCTATTCGGGTTGTAGTCGTTCGCATAGACGCTCGTGTTCTTCACCCATTTGACGAAATCGACGGGCTCTTGCCGGAATGGCGAGATTGCGTGCAGCGCTTCGCGAATCGCGTTGATGGAGTCAACCAGATTGTCGAGATCGGTCGTGTCGAGCAGCACGATCCGGCCGAGAATGTCTTGTGTGAGTTGTTCGTTCATTTGGCGAATGTGTTGGTTACGTCAGGACAATACTAACACAATGTAACGCTAGCGGGAAAGAAAAGGCCCGCCGTAGCGGGCCGTGCGTCAGTAGGTATCGCAGCTCGAAGCTTCGTCGGCTACGCTTGCTGCGCGAAAGGATTGCCGTTGCTCGCGACCGCCGTCTGCGCGAAAGGGTTCGCACTCGCCGCGGGTGCGGCCGTTTGCACTTGTGCAAACGGCCCGCCCGCGCTCGAAGCGAACGGATTGGCGATGACAGACGCGCTGGTTTGCGACACTGCGTTCGGGTTAGCGTGCGACGCGAACGCCGACGCTGCACCCGCGCTACCGATCTGCAAACGGTCACCGCCGAGTCCCGCGTCCATCACGCCGTGCAGATTGAACGACGCGCCCGACTTGCCGAACTCGTTTTTCCACGCCCACGCGCTGCTGTGCACGCGCACCTTCATGCCCGCGAAGAACTTTGAGCGCGCTTCGGGTTGCGGGATGCGCGTCACGGCGTCAGCTGCGAACAGTTCCGGCGCGTGCTGGCTGGCCAGACGGAGAACGAACCAGTCGGACGGCACGCCGGGGAACGGTTTGTCTTGCTGCGCATTCGTCTTGAAATTCACTTCGAGCGTCGTGAGCGGCACGCCGGGATAGATCGCGACGACGAGTGCGGCGACGTCCGCCGCGGCTGCGGGCGGCAAAGCGACTTGTGCGTAGAAATCGGAACGGGTTTTCTTTTTGTTCAGACGGGCCACGTCGAGCGAGTGACCGAGAAGAATTGCAACGTGATCGGTGAGAGCCATTTGAGAGTCCTGAGCGTTGAGATTAAAAGGCACGGCGGCGGTCTGACACCTACAGACAGTACGATTTCCCTAGAGACCGTAGCGCCGCCGTGAGACACACTTTAAACGTTAGCTTTGCACCTTGTCAACAGGTTTTGCATATTTCGCGAATGTCGCGGCGACCTGCGACGGCGAGACTTCATCGACAAGCCGGATCGAGCGGCCCGGCGCGCTCGAACAGATCAACTGCGCTTTCCAGTCATCTGGCAAGTGCGGCGCGCATTCCGACACGTTGCCGGGCTTGAGCAGATCGGTACGGCCGAGCGCGAGCAGCGTGAGCGCGGCGGCGTTCTGATCAGCCCACATCGCGCGGCCTTTCGTCTCCTTCACGGTGAGGCGCGGATTGCCGGCCTTCACTTCCTGTTCGACCAGTTCCTCGACATCTTCCCAGAAAGCCTTAAAAGCGGTCCGTGCAGCCCACAAATCGATCAAGGCATCCTTGGGTATAGACAGCAAGTCAACAAGCCCGCTATGAGCCTGTATTGCAGTCCCAAGGGCATTTACAGTTGTCGGGCACTTCGACTTTCCCTTGCAGTAGCGGCAGTGCGAACCCGGATTGGGCGCGCCGGGCGCATCGACGGCCGCGACCTCGCGGGCGAGCGCGGCGCGCTCCGTCTGCAACCAGCCCTGCGGTAGCGTCAGGCGTTGCTCGGGCTTGCCGAACGTGCGCCGGGGCTGGTAGACGGCCAGTTCGATCGAGTCGGCGTCAAGCGTGCATTGATCGAGCGCGGCGACCGCGTAGGCCGACAGCTGCGCGTTCGCGCGAAGCAGGTTACCGCTGGCGTCGAATTCGCCAATCTCGACCTCGACGAAACCGTACTTGTAATCGACCACGATCAGCTTGCGCAGGCGCGGGAGCCAGATCAGGCAGTCGGCCGTGCCGAACAGGTGTTCGCTGATCGACTTCGCGCGGACCTTTTGTTCGAGCGAGATGAACGCCTGCTCGCCAGCGGGGATGAGCGACAGGATGAACGCCCGGTACGCCTTGCCGTGCGTGCGTAGCTCCTCGTTCCAGTCCGCAAGCGACTTACCTTTCGGATCGAAGCCTTCCGGGAATTGCTGCACTGGTGCATCGAACATCATCGACGGATTGACCGGCGGCAAGCCATACGCCTCGCCGAGCTGGCGCACGTACCATTCGCCCACTGTGTGCGCGGCCGTACCCTCGGCGGCGGCCGGCCCAGACTTGTCCGGCATGCCTGCGGAGAGTTGCACCGACACTGGGCAGGCGCGCCAACGCTCGCGGCCGGAGAACG